GTCAAACGCCACGTTACGCCAGAAGCTCCATGTGGCACGGTTAATGCCGCCATAGGTGCCAGAGTTTGGCGAAGTGGAGATAGCAGCAGCCAAGCCGGTGATGTCCTTACCAGAGTTTCCGGTACCGTCAGAGTACACGCCAGCGCTGATTTGGTTCATCAACTGAGCTTCAGCCACTTGAACACGGCCTTCCAGCATGTCAATGATCTGCTCTTTACCAGCGTTTTGGAGCTGTTCCAGACCAGAGATAGACACGGCAGCAGCGTACTGCTTCAGGTCGAACTGAGCCGCAGAGATGGGGCTGTTCGGGGTAATGTCGATTGTGTCGTAACCGGAGTAAGAAGATGCGTTCTGAGTAGAAGCGTCGTTATACATCAGTTCCTGCAAAATCACGTTACCACCGGAGAACGGCTTGACGTTGCCGCGCTCTTTCAGCTTCGCCAAAAGTGCGTTGTTTTTTGTCCAAATGTTTCAGGCTTTCGCCATCGTCCTCGGCTCTTTATCCGAGGCTCCTGCATCTTTTTTTCGATGCAGAGCAGACTATCTCATCATTTAATCTTACGGGCTGCGTTGGTCTTTGCTCGACCACGATCTAGTCCGTCAACACGCTCGGCGCGAAACTTTGGATCTTCCCATTGTTTCAAAAGCCGTTCGCGGTGATATTCGCGCAATTCTGGGGTCTGAATGCCAGCTAATCGCTTGGCTCTCATGTCTGGGTCTTGCCACTGTCGCTTCATGCGCTCTGAGGCCGTTTTACGGGCTTCCTCTACACCTTTTTTAATTGCTTCCTTGGTAGGAGCGAATGAGGCTTGAGAATAGTTGTAAAGGTTGCCTTCAAATTGCTGCATCCAATACAACTCTGCGGTGCGTTTTTGAACCACATTGGCGTCATCCAAAAGATGTTCTAAAACATATCCTTCGAATGAGTCCCATCCACCAATATCAAAATCCGCTTGCATTGCTGCGCTTGTGTGGATTTTTTTATTCAGCATGCACTTGTGTTCTCTAAGGCGCTTAGTCAGCTTTCCTTTAGTACATCCAACATACACCTGATTGGTGGTCTTGTTTCTTATCGCGTAAATCACAGGCATTCGGAATTCTCCTCTATTGCCAAAATCAAATGTTGGGCGCTCGTGGGCAGATTATTCTTTCGTCACCGCCTAGTCGTTACACCTTCGTAAACCCTTTTAATTGCTTACGCTTGGCTCGGTATTGGCATTTCAGCGTCCACCGAATTCACCCAATTTTTATACAGAGTCCCAAAAGTTAAACACTGTCAGCCAACGCACCGCTGCGTGACTGGATTGTAGTGGCGATTACGTCACTCAAATTGGCGAATGTTGCCATGATTAGGTTTCCTTTTAAATTTAATTAGCAAATTGGGCTGCGAGAATATCTCGCAAAGACCCACCTGAGGGCTGAGACCCGCCAGAACTAGGAGAACTACCTTTGACACTAATACTCGCAGTTTTTGCGCGTTGTGTACGTTGCTGTTCTTCAAACTTCTTCTGAGCTTCAATCCGTTGCTGTTCGATTAGGGTTTGCCTAACATCAGGACGCATCCAGATAGCCATTTCGTAGGCTTGTTCTAATGATTGGGCTTTTCCTGTTTCCAGTAAATCAGCCATATCATTCCGCACTGCCTCGAAGTGCGTTTTATCACCATTACTTGAGAAATTCGTCAACTCATAGTTAGCTTTTTCTCTTTCTTGCTGTTGGATAGTATTTTGCCACATTTGTTGTGTTTGGCGCAACTCATTCAATTGCTGCATCAAATACTGCGTTTGTGGGTCTTGTTGCGGCATATTCTGAGCCACGCCCATATCAATACCGTAGTCTTGTGCAATCTTATTCAACATAGCCGCTTTTGTAGCGGGGTCTGCATATCGCAGAGTATGTTCGACTTGAAGCATACGAGCCGCAGCAGTAGGGCCATCTAAACCCATTTGTTGAATAGTTTGCTGATAAGGCTGCAATGCTTGCTCAAATTCACGGGCGCGTTGTGCGTGTGTTTTATAGCCTTCTAAACCCTTGTGATAGTCAGCTTCACGTCGATTAGCTTCGGCAGTGAGTAACTTAATCTCTTGCGGGGTTAATTGCTCGCCACGCTCTGCTTTGATGTAAGCCTCTTTAGCTTCAGGCTTCCAACTAGAGGGCGCTTTGATTTCAGGCTCAGCAGGTGGCGATGTAATAGGCTCACTTGGGGCTTCTTGCGCTTCCTTTGTGGAAAACTTACCTGAATCATCACGGGGTTGCTCACTTGTAACTTCCGTGTCAGGTTCATTGACTACATTGGTATCTTGGGGTACTTCTGTTTCGTCTTTTTCAAATGCTGACTCAAGGGCCGAGCGGAGATCATCGGACATAAAGGGTTTGCCTTTCGTTGTTAAAAATCAGTAGCCTAGCTTTTGCATAGACGTATGAATATCCCTGCGGATTTGTTCACGGTCTACTTTTGGCGCTTGTTTGGTTGTGTGGGCTTTGGTTTCATTTCCAATTTCCACAAGACGATGTGCCTTTAGGTGTTCACGATGCTGAGAGCGTGAGCCAATCCATTCGCCAGTGACCATTGATTGATAGCCACCAATATCGTTCATCACCATCGGCGCGTTTACGTCACTAGAGCCGTAATACTCAGATTTGGGGATTAGCTTATTAGTCTCTTTGTCAAATACGAAAGAGCCACGCTCTGCGCGTTTGTTGCCGAAAATAGCATCAAAGCCTTTGTCGAAAGCTGCCGTATCTGTTGGCCTACGGTCTGAGCCTTTTCCACCATCACTATGCATCGGGTTTTCCTTTACATCAGCAATAACATTATCGCGTCATTCTCATCATTTTCGTCATTAATACGACGAATCTCAAGCGTGATTATAAGCTGTTTTGCAATGAATAGCGCCATATCAGCGTTATTCGATACTTTTGAGTAATCAATGCCTTGGAATTGCTTACGCGCTTCTGGTACTGCTTTTAACGCCTCTACTGGGTTTTCTTGTACCGCTTCGATTACTTCGGCTAGTGTTGGCTTTTTCTTTTCGTGCTGTTTCTTCCACCAACGCAGGAGATGCTCAGGGATATACCCGCCTCCGTCATGCTGATCGGGTTGTGGCGGTGTTACGGCTGTCCCCCAGCTATTCAGCCAAGATAAGCCCCACGATTTGCCCCATGCACTAGCCATTTTTAATCGCCCATGTTATACTTGGCGCAACAGAGCGAGAGTGCAATCCCGCTTTGTTACTTCCCAAACCATTGCAAAGGAGTGCAACAGCATGAGCAAATACGATTCTACTATTTCGCAAGAATATGTCCGAGAAATCTTTGATTGTCCACCCGAAGGCGGTCTTTTCTGGAAAAAGAAAACTAGCCCGTTTAGCCGAATCAAAATAGGCCAACGAGCTGGGTGCAAATTCACAGACGGTTACATCATTGTTCTTTTGAAGAAGTGTCCCATTCCTGCACATCGAATCATCTTTCTTTGGCATAACGGATGGTTGCCAGAAACGATTGACCACATTAATGGCATCAAAGACGATAACCGAATTGAAAACCTTAGAGCCGCTACATACTCGCAAAACAATATGAACCGCAAGTCTGACGCTAATTGCCACGGCTTGAAGGGTGTCAGTTATTCGACATACAACAAGCGCCGCTTTCGTGCGACTATTACCGTTGACGGGAAATACATCCACATTGGGACGTTTGACACAGCTAAAGAAGCCCATGAAGCCTATTGCGCCAAAGCGAAAGAACTTCATGGGGAGTTTGCCCATTTGAATTAAACGGGATTCCAAGGGTCTGAATCCTCACCAGTACCCTTGACTTCAATGTCGTTTACGTACTGAATGTTTGCATCAAGCACGTTAGGCACAGTGAATGTCAAGGCGTCTGTTTTAACTGCAACTGCGGCAACATTATTGGTGAGAATATCAACTTTGGTGTTGATTTGAGTGACTTCAGCACTTTGTGCCAGCTGAACTTGGCTTCCAAAGAACAAACCGCGCACATACACGCCTTTTTCCATCGGGCATGAAATACGGTAAGCCGTAGAGTTGTCGCGGATGATGATCTTGTAACCATCGGCATGGAGGAAACGGAAAGTTACGTTACCCACATCGCCCAAGTTCACGCCTGTTGCGTAATCATCGTCTGGCACTGAGTTAAGCAGCTTCCACAGAGTAAAGTCACCGCTACCGCCTTGGATGGTCAGCGAAGAATCGCCTGCCCCATCCTCAATGGCCGCGGTAATAATTTCAGTCGTTGCCGCTGTTACCAGTTTTGGAGGCGTTGCAATGATGGTTGAATACTTAGAACCAGCAGCCAACACGCCCGACTTAATCGTGATTGTTGAGCCAGTGATAGACTCCATCACCGAAGCCGCGACGTTCACGGTCAGGTTGTAGTTGCCGATTTCCACCGCCGTACCCGAGCGAGTAGCGATCTGACCAATCTTAATGAAGTCCTCTGACAATCGGCGGTAGGCCGTGAAGTCGTAGAACTTATCCAAGTTATCAATGGCTGTGTAAGCCGCTACTGTTGCCTTTGTGGTCTGCGAAATACCCACATCTTCCACGTAGATCGGTTCGTAGAACAACAAACCACCTGTGTTAGCCACAAAGCTACCTGATTGACGCTGCTTGCCGTATAGCTCGATTGCCCATGAATATGTGCCAGTAGTGCCTGGTGCAATGTAATAAGCGTAGTCACCCGCGCTTGTCACTTCTTGCTGGAAATACTTTGTTACACCCGAAGCGTCATAGATAACCAGTGATGAACCGACTGTGACGTTTTGAAATTCAAAGGTTGTCGATGTTCCCGCGCTAGACTGATAAACGCCTTGAATTACTGCGCCGTTTGACAGTGTGATTGTGCCTGTTGGGTTGCGCCATTCGGTCACATCCGTGGTTTCACTCAATACGCTTGACTTGATTGTCAAAGCGTTTGTTGTGCTGTTGTAGCTAATCTTGCTTGCAGCCGTAGCGTTAACCGTCACGCTTGAAAAGTTGGTCGTGAGTACGCCACCCGAATAGGTAAACAAGTTGCCACTACCAAAGGCGTTATATGAGGCTGCACCAACCTGAGCGATAGCTAAAACATGAAGCTCTTCTAGCAAGTCTTGAAAACTGGTGATTGTCGTTGAAGCATTGATAGCCGCTTGACTACGAACAATACCGTCCTGAGTTGTCATTGTGATGGGCGAGAAGGCAGACAAATCATCGTCACCAAACGTCATATCAGGCGTTTCGATCTGCACCTTGTAACCGAACTTTTGCAACGTGAATTTTTGGCCTGTATAGCGCACAATGGTACGAGCCGAACCCGTAGCAATAGCTCCAACCACCACAAACGAGGCTTTACCTGTTGAAGCGTCTGTTGTTGTACCTGTTGTGCCGTCAAGAAAGTCGTTTGTAGTTTCGCTAAATGTCGATTTAGCTGGCGCTGTCGTGCTTCGGCTGTCGTATACATTAATTAGTGTCGAGGGCTGCGTTTGCACCTTTTTAAGCACGCCCCCGATGAACCTGTTGGTGGCTGTCCAGTTGGTTGCCACAATGGTTGTTTTAGCCGCGCCAAAGTAGCTTTCGTCCTGCCAGTTATTCAGAAGCATGATGGTTTTTATACCCGTGGTTCCGTAGGTGTTGGCGAGACTGCTTGTAAATGTTGCGCCCTGTTTACGCATTACAGTGCTAATGAAACACCCGTTAGCACTGGAGTAAAGACTAATCGGGTTTGCGTTAGTGATTTCGGTGTTGAAGTTGGTGCGGTAAACGACTTGGTTGCCTTGGTTCACGATTGGAATGTTGGCGCACTTTTGAATGTTTAGTCCGCGCCAAATCGTGCCGTATGACACTGGCTGCAATTCTTGCTCTGCAAATGCTTGAGAAGTAACAATCGTCCCATCCAACGAACCAAAGTTCATTTCGTTCAGGTAGCGCGGGTCAGCACCGCCGGGGTTGCCAACCACGGCATAAACCATGCCGCCGCCCTTCATGTCGATACCGTCATTGAAGGCCGTGCTAATTACTGAGCCATTCGTAAACTGAACAAACGTACCACGCGCACCCACGCTTAGGCCAACAGTTTGCGTAAAAATCCAGTTACTGAATACCGTGTTTGCTTTGTTGCGTGAGCTATGCAGGATAACGCCCAAGTTTTCAGCGTCAATGTAGTAAGTGCCCCGCACATTTATCAGTGAGCAAGTGTCATCAATATAGAGTTTTCGCCCCGGCTTGTATCGGTTATTGACGATGAGCGCTGCCCATGCTGTCTTGATCTCGGCATCTGTGACTGCGCCGCTGAATCGCCATACGTTTACACCCGCCAACGTGGTACTAGTAACGCTCATTATTTATCCTTTGGTGTAGTGTCGTCAGGCTTTGGAGGCTTCTTACGCCCGTAATACCGACCCTGCAATACTTTTAGCGCCCCTAGTCCAATGACAAAAGGGATGCCGTAGATCAGTGCATCAGCGATAACCGCTGACATTATTCAACCTCAAGGAACATGCCTGACTTGCTGACCGATGGGGCTAACTCTAAGCCAATTCCAGCCGCTACCAATGTGTAGGCCCCCTCTGGGGATGCATCCCATGTAAGATAGGTTTCGCGTCCTTCAAGCGACCATGTAGATTCGCCGCTCCACACCATGTTTTCGTCAAACAATGTGTATTTGAAAGTAACCGAATCAAACAAGTTATCAGAGATTGACACCACGTTAAATTGAGTGGCTTCCATTCGCTTACCATTGGCAAAAGCGAGTTGAGGCAAGATTTGAACTGTACGCATATAAGCTCCGTTGAGTTGGCTTATTTTAATCGCAAACGCCAGCTAAGGCAAAGCCATTTGCCTGCTCTTGTAAAACAGCCAGTTCTTTGGCTTTCTTTTCTACTTCAACCGTTAGGCCATGATTGTCGTAGCTGACCTTAAACGTCATGCCAGACATTACTAGGGCGATTATTACTGCCCAGTCTTTAACCTTGTCCACCAGGTTGCTCATACGGTTCTCTCGCAAAGTGAGCGATAAACAAACAGATAGCCAAGTCTTTTGTCATCCACAGTGGAATTCCAACATCAACCGGATAGTGCCCATGTGCAAAGAAATAAACAGATCGCACAGTTTGAACCATAAGTCCAAATGCACCAAAAATGAAGGCTAACTCAAGGATGATTCTTTTTTTTTGGCTTCGTCCCATGATTAACCACCAGATAACCGTCAAGATACACGGCACTGATACTCCGATTAAGAGCTGAAGCCAAAAGGCAATCATTTTTTCACGCCTGCACGTACACGGCGAGTAGGTTTCTTTGGCGCATCTTTGGCTTTGACTTCTTGATAAACCTGCAAGATGTCTTGCTTTTCACGCTTCTCAAAAAAGTTAGCAATCCAACCAATAACGCCCAATGACATAGCGCCAACCAAGTAACCAACGCCTAGAGCCACATCAAGGCTTTCAGGGTCTAGGCCAAACTGTCGGATTAGCAGGCCACCAAGGGCAATAGCAGCCATTACGCCGATGCCGCCAATAATTGCACCCGCAGCTAATCGACTATGGTCACGGAATTTAGCAGGCATCCAGAGAAATGACATAGATATGCTCCCAAATAAACCAGCAAGGGCAGTCGCCCCTTTTGATATTGCATATCCGCTGGCGGCTGTTGTAGTTGGTTCCATTTTCAGAGTGTCCATGTAGTTAAATTCCCCACAATTTTAGGTCATTATGAGGATTTTAGCGTTAATCACTAACTTCGATAGCGGCGATAGCTTTTCCTGTTAGCGGGTCACGTTCAAGCACGCGGCGTTTAGGTCGTTTCATTTCATCCACAGCGCCAACTAAAACGGCAGCTACTTGGCTCAAGTTATTGACTGCATCTGCAATGCCAGCGCCTTGTTGTGCGGCTGATTCGCTCAGAGTTGTGGCGATTTCGTCAAACTTACCTTGGCTATCCACCGTGAATTGATTGACGGGCTTGCTTGATGCGTCTGCCTGCATTTGGGCAATTTGCAACTTGGTTTCTGCGTCAATTTGAGCTTTATAGGCTTGGCGTTGTGTCTCAGCCTCTTGGCGCATTTGTTCAAGCTGAATAGCCTGTTGCGCCTTAAATTGCTCGACCTCTGCCATTGCTTGCGCCTTCATCTGCTCCATTTGCTGCGCCTGTTGCATCTGCATCTGCTCAGACTGCATGGCCTGTTGCATCTTGGCCTGCTCCATCTGTTGCTGTGCTTGGGCCTTCATCATCTCAGGATTAGGCTGTGGTGGCTTAGGCTGTTTGCCTTGCTCGATAGCCATTTCCAAAGCGTTTTCAAGTTGGCGACCACCTTTGAATGTACGCACCACAAATTGCAGTGTTTCACCAATAAGAGGCGCAAACTCAGGGGCTTGCTGGATGATTGGCAGGGCTTGGCCCATTGCTTGACCAAATGCAGCCAAGAATTCGGTACGGCTTGCCTTCTCGCCAGCCTCATCCATTTCGATGAGAGAGTCGC